GGAACTTGAACATATCGCTAACCGCGGAACAGGCGGCGGCGGAGCTTTTGCTTCGACGGAGAGCCCGTTGCTCATTACTCGCGTGGTGCGAGATGGCTTTAGCTCCGATGGGGCAGTCTCCGGCGACGCACCATAGGCTGTTGATCGCAGAGCTTGAACGGCTGTGGAACACGCCTGGCGGGCGCCTCGCGGTGTTCATGCCGCCGGGCTCGGCCAAGTCCACCTACTGTTCGAGCCTGTTTCCGGCGTGGGTGATGGCCCAAGCGGCGCACACCAACGTCATCGCCGCCTCGCACACCGCGAGCCTGGCAGAGAACTTCAGCCGCAAAACGCAAGCGCTGATCGCCGAGAACCAAAAGGCGCTTGGCATTGGCCTGGCGCGCGAGAACGCCGAACTGTGGAGCACCACGAACGGCTGCTCCTACCGCGCCGCTGGCGTGGGCGGCACGATTACCGGCTTCCGTTCGGACTTGTGGGTCATCGACGACCCCGTTGCCAACCGGCAGCAGGCCGAAAGCGAAGTCGAGCGCGAAAAAACCTGGAACTGGTTCAACGCCGACTTGCTGACCCGCTCGAAGCCAGGTGCTCGCGGGCTGCTCGTGCAGACCCGGTGGCACGCCGACGACCTCGGCGGGCGCATCATGGAGCTGCAAAAGGACAAGTGGCGCGTCATCAACCTGCCTGCGACGGCGCTTGAAGACGACCCGCTCGGCCGCGCTCCTGGCGCGCTCTTGTGGGACAACGACCCGACCTACCCCTACGGCGCCGAGCTGCGAGTCCGCAAGGCTGAATACGAGGCCAACGGCGCTATGCGCGACTGGCAAGCGCTGTTCGAGCAAGACCCGCGGCCAGGCGATGGCGGCGTGATACAGGCGCAATTTTTGAAGACGATCGAGGCACCGCGGCCCTACGCGAAGATCGTTCGGGCTTGGGATTTCGCGGCGACCGCGCAGACCGGCACGCGCAACCCTGACTGGACGGTCGGCGTCAAGATGGCCGTCGATGCCGACAAGAAATACACCGTGCTCGACGTTGTTCGCGTCCGCGGCGGTCCTGACGAAGTCGAAAGCCTGCTGATGGCAACTGCCGCAGCGGACGGCAAAAGCGTCCAGATTTCGATGCCCCAAGACCCCGGCCAGGCCGGAAAAAGCCAAGTGCTCTATTTTACGCGCAAGCTGGCCGGTTACGCCGTCACGAGCAGCCCGGAAACGGGCGACAAGGCGACTCGCGCTATGCCGTTCGCCTCTCAGGTGAACGTTGGCAACGTCTCGATCATGCGCGGCCCGTGGAATGCCGCATTCGTCGAGGAATTGGGCGGGTTTCCGTCACTTCGCCACGACGACCAGGTAGACGCGTCTAGCCGGGCTTTCAACACGCTGGTCAGCGCGCCAGGACCGATCCGCCGCGCATCGCTTCACTTCATGGGGAGGTAACATGCGCAGAGAACTCGGCTTCATCGACAGTGAAGGCTGGCTAGGCATCGACAGCAAGCCAGGATCGATCAAAGGCACGGTCGATGGCTTCGGCCTGATTTGACGATAACGCACCCACCCCGCCTCTCATAGAAGCGCATATGGGCGGGTTTTTCACTGTCTGAAGGACACCCCGCATGGACTGGACAACCCTGTTCGCGGGTATGCGCCTTAATGACCCCGACATGCCCGTCCGCGCGGGCCGCATTCTTGGCCTGCTGCGGGTGATCAACGGCGAGCAATACGACCACCTCGGACACGACTTTTCCGAAGAGAAAAACGCCTCAAACGAGTATATCCCCCTCCGCCAGCGTCGCCCCTCCGTTCGGACCAATTTGCCGCGGGTTGTGGTTGATGATGTGGTCTCGCTCTTATTCGGCGACGGTCACTTCCCCACCGTGTTAGCCTTGGCCGAACCGACGAGGGCGGCGCTGGCGGGACTCGTCGCCGATCGCTCGCTAAACCAGCTTATGATGCAGGCCGCGACACTCGGCTCGGTCGGGTCCGCCTGCATCCGCCTTCGCGTTCTGAAGAACAAACCACACTTTGATGTCCTTTCGACCGCGTTCCTGACGCCGGAATGGCGCGAAGACGATCCAGACACGCTGCTGCGGGTCACTGAGAAATACAAAGTGCCAGCAGCGCGCCTGATCGAGCTCGGCTACTCGGTGAAACCGGAAGACGGCGACCACTGGTTTCAGCGGTTTTGGGATGACACCACGGAAACGTGGTTCAACCCGTGGCCGGTATCGAAGAAAGACGCCAAGCCGACGATCGACAAGGCCCGCACCGTAACCCACGGCCTTGGCTTCGTGCCGATGGTGTGGGTGCGCAACCTGCCGGGCGGCGACGATATCGACGGTGACAGCACGTTCAACCGCGCGATCGACACCGTGATTGAGCTGGATTACCTGCTCAGTCAGAGTGGCCGCGGGCTGAAATACAGCTCAGACCCGACGCTCGTTCTAAAGACCGGATCGGAGCCTGAAGGGTCCAAAGAAGGCGGCTCGGCCTCCGCGCTGATCGTTCCGCCAGAAGGTGACGCGAAGCTGCTGGAAATCAACGGCTCGGCCGCCGGCGCTGTCCTGAACCACGCGCAAGAGCTTCGGACAATCGCGCTTGAGCTGATGAAGGGCAACCGGGCACACCCCGACAAGATGACCGCCGCGCAGTCCGGCCGGGCGATGGAGCTGCTAAACCAGGCGCTCGTGTGGCTCGCTGGCAAGCTGCGTATCGCCTACGGCGAAGGCGCGCTGAAGTCGCTGCTCCGCATGGTGTGCGACGCTTCGCAAGCCGTGAAGGGCGGACTGCTGATCGAGGGCAAGAGCGCGACGCTCGACGCCACCGGCCTGCAACTGAAATGGCCCGACTGGTATCCTCCAACCGCAGACGATCGGTTCGCGGAGGTCAATGCCCTAAACGCCGGCATCGTAGGCGGCATCGTGTCTCGCGAAACCGCCGTGCAGACGGCGATGGAATTCTACAAAATCGACGACTACCAGGCTGAATTGGCCCGGATCAAAACCGACATGGCCGACGCTGACGCGCGAGCGAAACAGCAGGCCGCCGACGAAGCTGCCGCCAGGCCGAAGCCGCTTAGCGCGCCAGCGAAGTAACGAGCACCCGCGGCCGGACGGCATAAGTCGGGATAACCAAGGGTCTGCCTACGCGGACCGGCTCGGAGCTACCACCGCGGCGGGCGAAAGCCCTTGCATCTATTGACTACCCGGTTGCCCCGCGGAGGCGGAAACGATGGCCGGCAAACCTGCGGCGTGATGCCGCTCCCCATACGCCGAAAGGCGCTCGGGCGGTAAAGCCCCGGCGGCCGGCTCACCTACCGGCCGCCATCGAAGTAAGGAAAAGCAGGAATGTTCGGCGTTACCATACACGGCGCGGCTTCCGTGACCGTGCAAGGCATCGCCGGTTCAGCCTGCATTGAGTTTTCGCAATTTCAGTCCCGCCAGTTGGCCGAGCTGATCGCCGCGAAGATCGTTGAAATAATGGCGGAATTTCCAGAGCTGGCACGCCCCGGCAAACGCGGCGTGATGCCGCTCTCAAGGAGAGAAGAACCGTGACGGTTGAAGAACTGCAAGCCGAAGTCGCGTCGCTCAAAGCGCGCGTCAAGGAACTGAACGACGAAAGCGCCGGGCGCCGCATTGGCGCAGACAAGGCGAAAACCGAGTTCGAAGCCGCAACAGCCAAACACGCCGCCGAACTCGCGGCGCGTGACGAAAAGGTTGTCGCCGCCGAAAGGACCGCCGTCGAAGCTGGCGAACGCACCACACACGCGCTGCGCGACGCAGCCCTGAAGCTGGCGGCAAAAGACGCCGGTATCGTAGACCTGGACGGATTGAAGCTGCTCGACACGTCTGCCGTGAAGGTTGGCGATGACGGCACTGTTGCCATTCCAGACAAGTTCTTCGAGAAGGCCAAGGAGCTGAAGCCCTACCTTTTCACGCAGACCGGCGCGCAGACCGGCAACACCGCCAGCACTGCAAAGCCGCCCTCCGCCGCCGCGACGGCGCCGAAGCAAGCCCTTGCCATGACTGACGCCGAATACGCCGCCGCCCGCTCCGCAGCGATCAGCGGCCGATAACCAGCCTGTCGGGGGATGCCCCTCGGCTCCCCAACAACCAGCTTAGGATGTTCCCCGAGTGACCATTTCCAATTTCCCCGCCGCGCTTGCTCCGATCATTCAGCAAGGCTTCCTGGAACGCGAGTTTCAGCAGGCTTTCCGCTCCAAGCTGGCGTATCGCGCCATTGCGGATCGCGTTGGTATCGCCATGGGCGCCGGCGAGACCGTCACCAAGACCCGCGCCGGCCTGAAGGCCGCCGTGTCCACTCCGATGACGCCGAGCGGCAACACGAACCTGGACAACGGCCTTTCGGTCGATGCTTGGGCCGTCGAGCAGTATACCATGTCGATGGCGATGTATGGCGCCACGATGGACCTTAACACCGTAACGACCCGTGTTGGCATCGTCGGCCAGTTCTTGCAGAACGCATACGCCAACGGCGAACAGGCTTCTCGTTCGCTCGACGAGCTGGCCCGCAAGGCGCTGTTCGCGGCTTACCTCGGCGGCAACACCCGCGTCCGCACGACCCTCGGCTCGCCCGGCGTGGCCGTGGCCGTCGATGACGTGCGCGGCTTCCAGGTGGCCTTCGTCAACGGCGTGCAGACCACGCTGAACGCTGGCACCGCGACCCTTTCCGTCACGGTCGGCAGCAACGTCTACACGCTGAACACCGTCGCCGTTGACGGCTCCAACGTGTCCACCGCCCCCGGCGGAATTTCTGGCGTGCTGACCTTCTCGGGCAACGTCACTGTCGCCGACGCAACTGCCGGCAACACCGTGCAGGCCGCGAACGCCAGCGCGATCATCCGCCCGTCCGGCCGCGGCAACACGTCGCTGTTGCAGGCGACCGACACCTTGACCATGTCCAACCTGCTCGACGCCGTGGCGCAGATGCGGCTGAACGCGGTTCCAGACATTGGCGGGGCCTTCAACTGCTACCTCGACCCGATCTCTTCGCGTCAGTTGTTCGCCGATCCTGATTTCAAGCAGTTGTTCCAGGGCGCGACTTCCTCGGCGTCCGTGTTCCAGGCTGGCATGGTCAACGACTTCCTTGGGCTGCGCTTCATGCCCACGACCGAAGCCTACGTCCAGGCTCACCCGTCGATCGCCGGCCTGAAGGTCCGCCGTCCGATCATCGCCGGCCAAGGCGCGCTGATTGAAGGCGCGTTTGACGGCATTGCCACCGCGGACGCCGGAACGGGCGACGCGATTGTCAGCATGGTTGACGGTGTCGCCATGGTCACTCGCGCGCCACTCGATCGTCTGCGGCAGATCATCGCGCAGTCTTGGTATTGGATCGGTGGCTACACGGCCCCAACCGACACCACGACGACCAGCGTAACCGTCCCGACCGCGACCAGCGCCGCCTTCAAGCGCGCTGTCACGCTCGAACACGTCGGCTGAAGACTACGGCGGGGGCTTCGGCCCTCGCCTTTTTTTGCTTTGGAGGCAATATGGCATCGACAGACGAGCCGGCGGACCAAGCCAACGTCACACAGGCGATGGTGGTCAACGGCGTCCATGCCGTAATGAATGTCACGACCGTGAAGGCTTCGGCCGGCGCGAGCAACGTCTACAAATTCACCAAGTCGTTCGCGTTCCCGTGGAACGGGCAGCACACGACTTATAAGCAGAGTTGCGTTTACGCGCTCGACGCAGCGTTGAAGGCCGCGCTTATCGCCGCCTCCGCTCCGATGACGCAGCAGTAAGGAAAGCACCATGGCGATTGCGCAGCCTTTCAAGTCCGGTGGGCAGGCGAGCGTCGCTCTGACCACCACCCTCGTTTCCGTCGCCACTTCCGCGGCGATCCCCGGCGACGGCGAGAACGTCCTGATTGTCAACGCGTGCGCCGTCCCGGTGACGTGTGACTTCCAGCTCGCGACCTTTAGCGCCTCGGCTACGTCTCCCTACGTCGTTCCGGCCAGCTCCCGGATGTTGGTGACTGTCGGGCGCGTCGGGCCGGTGTTCGGCGCTGCCATGCCGATCGGCGCAGCCTCCGCTTCCGTCTACTTCATGCGCGGCGACGGCTCGACCTACTAGGGGAGGATTTCGGCATGTCCGGCACAATCACACCGTCGCCGGCCGCCGCTTTCGCCACGACGGCGCTTTCCGACGCAGAGCGGGCCGACATACGGCGCTTCAGCGGATACCCGCCCTACGGGCAGGGGGCGTCTGGATTTTCCTCCTGGCGCTTCTTCCAGGCTTACGGCCTGGCCGAATACCGTATGACCAACATGGCGCCGGCGGAATTGCAGAACCTGCGCTACCTGGTCACGCAGCTCTACACGCTCGAAAGCGCTGTGTGGGGCGCAAGCTCGAACCTCGACACCGACCAAGCCGCCGTATGGACGCACAACAAGCGCGAAGTCGCCGACCGCGAGCATCTGTTTGGGATGCACCGGCGCCGGCTCGCGACGTTGCTCGGCGTCCCGCCCGGCCCTGACCTGAAGAGCGGCAATAGCTTCGACGTGGTGGTCTGATGACGACGCAGGCGGCGGTATCCGCGCACGTCAGCAAGGGCTTCGTCCACGTCGCGGCCAACCTAGGCGCGGCGTGTCAGCAGTATCGCCCGAGCGGCACCGGCAACCCGCTTGCCACGCAATTCGGAACGGTCATGGTCGCGATCGACACGACCGCCGCGCTGACGTTCAAGTCGCCGCGGCAACGGGCCAAGCCGGAAAGCTGGTATGCGGCATGCGACTTGACGCTGATCCGGGCCGGCGACTACCTCGTCACACCGACGAGCGACACATATTTCGTCGGTGCTGTGGACGCTTTCGCGCCCGCCCGCCTGATAAACTGCAACGCCGTCGTCAGCATTTGGCGCCCCGGCGCTATGACACCCGGCCCCGGCTTCTACGGCGGCGACGTTGCGACTGCCGGTGAAAACCTGCTCGCGACAACGTGGCCTTGTGCCATGGTCCAGGGCACCAAGGGAGAGCGCGGCGAAGTTGGCCTGCCGGGCGATACCCGACTGCCGTGGTTCTCCGTCCTGCTGCCCACGATCCCCGGCGTCCAGCTCCGTCACGGTGACGTGCTGGTAGACACGCAGGTAATTCCGGCCCGCTACACCGTTTCAAGCATCGAACTGACGCCGCTCGGTTGGCGCCTATCCGCCGCCCTCGCTACGCCATAGGAGCCCGCCCGTGGCCGACCAATCCGATGTCGAGAACGCGCTTGTCGTGCAGTGCGCGCTGGCGCTCGGGCTCGGCACCGGATACCAGGCCGGCGCATACGGGACGGCGAACACCGGCAACCGCGTGACGATGTATCGCGGCTGGCCGACCGACACGCGTCTCTACCAGGACGCGCTGGCCGGCACCTCGCACATCAGCGTTTTCGCCGAGTCCGGCATGCTGCGCAACACAACGCGCTTCCCGGCCGATTGGGTGCAGATCGCCTCCGTCTCGCCGACGCTGACCGCCGCCGTATCGGGCGCCACAGTCACGCTCGGCGGCACCGTGACAGCCGGCAACGTCGTCGGCATGGTCTACGGCCCGCAAGCCTACTCGGCGGCCTACGCGGTCGTCGCTGGCCCGTCTGACACGCTGACGACGCTCGCCGCCGCGCTCGCTGCCAAGGCTCCTGGCGCGACATCCGCCGGCGCCGTCATAACAGCCCCATCAGCGACCCGGCTGCGGGCTGGCGTCATGGTCCCGCAACCCGTGCTGCGCGAGACGCGCCGGCAGGAGCAGGGTATTCGCATCTCGTTCTGGTGCCACTCGCCCGGTGCGCGCGACGCGCTCGTGAGTGCCGTTGACAGCGCGCTTGCATCGCTGCTCGGCCCGAACGGCAACGTCACCGAGTTTTTCACGGTGCGGACTGGCGAGGCGGCGCGGCTGCGCTTCCGGGCCACATACACCAACGACATGACCTCGCGCGACCGCATATGGCGCCGCGACCTTTGCTACACCGTCGAGTATCCGACCACGCTGCTCGAACAAGACCCGATCGCGCTGTTCATCGGCGGCCCGCTTTGGAAGCAGGGCGTGCTCGACCAGTGGGGCGATGTCGAGCCTTCAACGTCGGTCCAGACCACGCCGGACGGTCTCTCAGTTTACCTCGATGCGGCCGGCAACCTGGTCGGATCGCAGCCGACCTCATAGGGAAATCGCACATGCGCTTGTGGAAAATCGCCGCCGCCGGCGTGGCTTTGTGCGGCCCGGCTTTCGCGCAGACGCCGACCGGCACGCCTATCACGATCACCACCCTGGCCGCACAGGTTGCAACGCACTTCGCGGCATCCGCGTCTGTCGATACGACCAACGCCGGCAACATCTCCAGCGGCACGCTGCCGGCGGCTCGGTTGCCCTTCCCTGGCGTGTCGGCTCTCGGCGGCGTGCAGGCCACTACCGCCACAAGCCATCAATGGGTCTCGGGGATCGGGACGAACGGCGTCCCTACCCTATCCCAGCCCTCCGCCAGTGACATCTCGGGGCTTGGCACCGCCGCGACGCAGCCAACGACAGCCTTTGACGCAGCCGGCCTGTCCGCCACGGAGACCACGCGCGCAACCGCGGCCGAGGGCACAAACGCAACCGCGATCACGTCAGAAACAACGCGCGCCACGACGGCCGAGGGAGCCAACGCAACTGCCATCACAACGGAAGCCACGACGGCACGCAACGCCTCGAACCTGACCAGCGGGACAATCCCTGCCGGACCGCTCACCGGCGCCAATGCCAGCGGGGCGAACGTGACGCCTAATGGCGCCCCATCATCCGCCACAACCGCAGCCCTGGCGGCACAGCAGGGCGTGCTGCTAGACACGTTCAAGGTCGCTGGGGACGCCGACGACACCGCCTCCATGACGCGGGCTGTGGCGGCTGGGGTGCCGATTTTGCTGGGGCCGAAGACTTATACGATCAATAACTTTGTCAGCGGCGGCGGTGCCCCGACGTTCACCCTTATTGGGGTCCAAGGAAAATCGCTAATTCAGCGGACATCGGCCTCCGGTAGTAACTTCTTCACAGTTGGGTCGGCAAACGTCGTTATCGACGGCGTGACGGTGGACAGCAACAAAGCCTCTGTGACCGGAACCCAATGGGGAGTTTTATTCAGCGCGGGTGGGCAGACCGTCAATATCACGAACTCTGTGTTCAAGAACAATTCAGGCGGCTTGGGATCATGCTTGGCGCTATTGGGCACCGGCCCGGCTGCCGGCGGCTCGTTCAAGCTCGACAATGTCGAGGTCACGGGCTGCACATTCAATCCGTTATACCTCGCGTCCGTTGCCCACGGTGTTGTGTCGAGAAGCTACATTCACGATAATTCAACGACCGGCATAATAGTCCAGGCAAACGGAACGGCCTCGGCCGCCAACTATTCAACCGACATCACGTTCTTGGCCAACAGGGTTTACAACAATTCTGGCACTGGCCTTGCTATGGGGGCATTTGCGCCTCCATACGTCTATGGCACGCCCGCAGCCACGAATATCTCGATAGTCGGCGGTAATATCTTCCAGGACAACGGGGGGTATCAGTTAGGGTTCGTCAACACCCAAGGCGTGAACGTGGACGGAAACCAGTTCATTCAATCCACGTCTGGCGTGTCAACATCTGGCGGGATCGACTGCAATTCTCAGTATTTTCTGATCCAGAACAACACGGTGTCAATGCCGTCGGCCTCATACGGGATCGATTGCGGTGGCGCGACGGAGCCGAATATCCGCAATAACATTGTGACGATGACAGCGCGCGGCAGCGCCATTGATGTCGGTGGTGTGCAGAACGGGGCGGTCTCCGGCAACCACATAGACGTGGCCGGCACGGCGGCGGCAGTCATTATTTTCGATGTCGAGACTGATGGTAGTGTGGTCCCGTTCCCATATCACGCCTCAAACGTCACCGTTCAGAACAACGATATCCAACTCAGCGGGGCCTCGGCGGTTGGGGTCCAGACCTATGACGACGCAGGCGCAACGTCCGGTGCGCTACCGATCAACATCTTGGGGAACAGGTTCGTAGGCGTCTCCGGCGCGAATTCGCCGCAAGACGTTAACTATTTCTCGGCCGGGTCCGGCATTGTCGTGAGCGGGAATACCCACAACGGGTTCAACGCCGTTGCCGTCGCTCTGAATGGCAGCACGGACTACGTTTTTGATAGCGTCTATGACGGCCTTTCAGGAGACACGACAGCCGGTAGCGTGCGATCGTTCGTCAACGGTTACGTCGGGACTTACAACGCAGGCACCAAAATTCTGTTCGTGCTCCCCACGGCAGGGGGATCAGGATACACGGCTGCGACCACGCTGGCGGCAAGCGGAGGCTGCACCTGGACAGGCCAACCGCTGATTTCAGCGGGCGTTATCATCGGCGTGCGGACAAACAGCACTGGTGCCTCATGCAGCGGAGCAACCACGATATCCGCGACGGATAGCGGTGGTGGTTCGGGTGCGACCTTCGCCGTCACAGTCACGCCGACGCTGCCGAGCGGCAAGATTGTGCTTTATCAGGCCAGCGCAACAAATGTCATTCAGACAGGCGGGGGTGCAATAGGCATCTCAGGCGTATCGGCACCAATCCCCGTTCAGTCTGGCTATCAACTCCAGCTTCGGGCCAACAGCGGCGGGTCGGGATGGCGACTGCTTACACA